TCCTTAAGCCATTCTGCCCTGGACTTTAATGCTTTCTTGCGTTCTCTTGTATCTTTCTTTTCTTTCTTTGCATTTAACGCACGAGAATGTTCTATAGCACATGACATTGAACACACAATTTGCGCGAAACGCACAGGCTCAAATGTATTTTTGCATATTTTACATTTTTTGGGCTTCATTTCTGAAAAACCATAAAATAACTATGATAAATTCTAGCGTGTTGTTGTTTACCATTAGCTATAGGTAATCTATTTTTTGCTGCTAAAACAAATAAATCTTTTAATTTTAATCCAGCTTCATTAGCCCATTGTGTTGCATATATATGGGTTGGATGCAATTTATGATTATGAATAATGTCTTGACATTTTAAAATCATATAGCCTTTTTTGTTTAACACACGATTGCATTCAATAAATGTTTTTTGGTAATGGTCTTGCAGTTCATCATAGCGCCAATAACCAGAAAATCTTTTGCCCATAATCATATTTGTATCTCTACCAGCTTTAACATAAGTTAAAAATGGTGGGTCAAATACAATGCTATTTAAAGTATTGTCATCAAAAGGCAAATCATCGCTATATCCATATTGCGTATCTGGAGTTTGTGGGTCAGCATCTATTTTATATTTTGGATGTTTAATATTTTTGTAAAACACTCCATTACCATAAGTAATGTCTGCATCAAATCCATCATTGCAATATAAATCAATAATGTTTTGCAATATTTCATCTTGATTGTATGAAAGCGATTTAATCATTAATATCTTTTTTTCTCTATGAACTGACATACTTGTGTCATCCAATCTATCAATCCATCTGGTGTATATTCACGTTGATATTGAGTACAACGTTTTGTTCCTGCTACATTACCACAAATAGACCTGTCAGTAGGCGCTGTGTTTTTAGCTGGTAGTGGTGGTAACTGATTCATGGCTATGCCACAAATGTATAGTTTTGTGTTTTTGTGAGCCACATGACCAAAATCATATTGGTCTATTTCTAACGTAAAGCCACCAAATTCATCAGGAAACTCACCAGCTAATGGTAACATAGCTTCTTTCCATAAACGTGAGCCTGTAGGATGTTCTAATATGCCACCATTTAATCTTACTTGAGCAAGCGCAAAATAAGCTAATTGCTTTTCATCAGGTCTTGGATTAGCCATGTGAGATAACATTCCCCATGCACGACAAGGTGGATGCGCTATTACAGGATAGCTTTTGCAATAGTTTCTAGCATCTCTATGAATGTCATACACATCAAAGCCATCAAGCTCTTTGTATCGACTGTCATCTCTGGCAAATAAAATAGCAATCATTCTTGTAAATACACTCCACGCAATGCACAATAGCGTTCTACTTCATTCATAAACTCTGTTAATTCTTCTATGTCACAATCAGAAGTAGCCTTTAGCTGGTAAATAATCCTGCCGTCAGGTGCAGTAAACTCTAAATAGCCTAGCCATTTGTCTTTAGACATGACTTTCCACCACATGGGCGGATGATATAAGCCATCCTTGCCTTTAAGCTGCTCTGACATCAAATTAAATAGTTTATGCAAACGTCTGTTTTGTTCGTTGCTTCTGCGTTTAATCTGGCCACAGGTAGGGCATTTATCTGCCATTAAAATGGTGCCTCAACAAAGTTATCCCAATCAATCTTATACTCTGGCTCTTTAATCTCAACAGTACCTTCTGCTGGATAATCAAAATAGCGTATAGGCTGACCTTCATCGTCTAGCAAAACGTATTTCATTTATATTTATTCCTTAACTTGCCTTGAGTGACGTCTTTCTCAATTCTTGTCTTGGTGTAAGGTGTTACCCATGTTCCATCTTGGTCATAAGTGTTATGCCAATTACCAGCTTTGATTACTGTACCGTCTTTAAGAGTAACACGATAGCTGATGCCGCCTTTAGTGCCATCATACAAGCAAAATGCTTTTGCCCATTCGGTTTTATTAAAGTTCATGACTTGCTCCTGTAGAAGTCTGCTTCATATACATAGCTTGCTTGATTGTAATCATACAACAATTCAGCTACACCTGGATGCCCTGTTGAATTAAATCTAACTTTTTGAATATGTACTTGTGTTAGTTGAGGATTATTCATTACGTCACGCCAAATAGTGATTGCATTATCCGCTTTGTTATAAAAATGCGCACTGCCCGCTATATCGTAGGGCGTAGGAACAGGATAATTACCATCATGGTCTTTACGAAGTTTAGTAGGGTGAGCAACCAAGAATAAATGAACATTATGTTCTCTAGCAGCCCTTCGAAGCTGCGTAAGAACTAATGAAATGTATTCAGTTTCAGTCATGCTTGATGGCCTGTTATGCTCCATTTCATTCCATGGGTCAATCACCATGGCTTTAGGTTGAACAGTAGATTGAGTTAGCCAAGGCATAGCTTCATTGATAATGTGCATGGGAGTAAATTCATTCTCTTTTGGCTTAACAAAGCTAAAATGTTTATTTACCTGCTCTAATGCTGCAAGCATATCATCATGGCTCATTCGCTTATTACCAAAAAATAACTTGTGAGCAAACTTCTCAATTAGTTTTTTACAATGAAGTTCTAATGGATGGTTTTCAGGGCTAAACATACAAATACGATAATTATGATTCATGGCAAGGTTAGCACATAAAGCATCTAACCATTCTGATTTACCATGACTAGGCATACCCGTAATGATTGTGAGTTGTTTAGCATTAACAGTCCATAATTCATCTACATTACGCCATCCAGTAGTATGACCTTTAGCTACGCCATCAAGATAAAGCTGATTTACTTCAAGTAATAAATCCTTTGGGTTGATAATCATAGAGCTACCTGCAATTTGTTCATTGGCACTTTAGCCCAGTTATCACGAATCGCAGTCATAAAAGCACTATCCCAGTTTGCATATTGATAGTTTTTAGCTTGCGCTTGTAATACAAAATTGTCAAAGTGTTTTTGTAAATCACGATAGCCTTCACGATTAGCCCAATCTTTTACTCTATCGCTAATGCAAAAATCAGATGGAAGTGACGTCTTATTTACTCTCTTCTTTTCTATTCTATTCTCTTCTTTCATGACGGCGTCATGACGGTGACATGACGGTAATTCTAATGTATTGATTTCATGAATCATTTTTCTCATAGTAGGATTGCTAGTAGCAGAAGCTGATAATCTTTTAGCTACCTTCATGCAAGTAACAATTCCATTAACATGACTTTCAAAAAGACCAAGTTCAACAAAATGTTTCATCATTTCCTCGACTTTTTGAGGGGTAGAGCCAGTATTTCGTGCAATTACTCGTGCATCATGCTTAAGTTCAAAAGTGATATTGTCTTTAGATACTTTATTTACTATAAGCTCTATGCAATACCAATATAGACCGTAGCCTTCTAAACCGTAATTAAGTAATACTTGCTGCAGTTTATCGTCTAGGTTAGCGTTAGAATCGTGTCTAAACCATTCCATTTTGAATTTCCTCCAATAATGAACTCAATCCTAACACAAATTTTTCTGCATTATTTCTATCAATAACAAGAATACTTTTAAATCCTTCTTCTATTAATTCGTGAGAATCAAAAGACAAACATAAATTACCACCATCAGAAATATAACCTTCAATTGCACATTGATAATTTGTCAAATCCATTTTTAAGCTCCTAAAAACAAAAAAGCCTAGGTGACAGTCTCGTAAGCTTCTTTAAGGCTTACGTTGGAGGACACCCGAGTAGGTGCAGACTGCCATCTAGGCTTTACTCGTAATCGCCTCCAAGCGAATTAATAACATGCTAACACATCTGGCAAAAAAAGTCCAATAAGTTTTAATTATTAAACTTTGCTTTTATATAAAAAAATATTCTATAAAATATGTTGACACTTGCCTATATCGGCATATAATGACCACATCAACAACGCAAACGGAGATGCAAAATGGGTTTAAATAATATGAGTTTCGGTGATTTGCTTGAGCATATTAGAAATCGTGATGGTTTGCCTAGCCAAGATTATACAAAAAATGATTATAGTTATCTTGAAAAACTAAAGCCAGTTTACACTAAACGTGATTACTGGCAAGAAGGTCTTAATGATGAATATCAACGTGCAGTAGATTTACAAGATTTAATTAACTTGGGGAAACAATAATGGAAAAGTGGCAAGAAATTATGAATGAATTAAAAGCAATCAATGATGACCTGGCTGCATTTAACAATAAACCAATGGCTATTGATGAAGGTAAATACACAATTAATGGTAAAGAAGTTGACTTTGGAAGCATTCAAATTGACGGTGTTGATTCAAGTGACTATCCAGACTTTTGTGATGCTTACATTGAGTCAGCTACATTTGTTGATGGAACAGAACTTAACGAAGATGAATTACAAAAGCTACAAGATGATAATGAAAGTTTGGTAAATGAACTTGCATTAGATGTTTGTGTGTGCAGAGCTGATTACTAGGAGAATATGATGATTGATTTTTTAATTTATTTTGGTATTTGGGCATTTGCTATTTGTGTAGTGTT